TATGCGTTTTGGAGAATGTATACCAAAAACGCAGCTTTAGACAAACATAAGGATAGAGCAGCTTGTGAAATAAGTGTTACCGTCATGATAGGATCAGATGGTACACCTTGGCCTATTTATATGGATGGCGTAGGAATAGATTTAAATCCTGGAGATGCTGCTGTTTACCTTGGTTGTGAAGTAGAACATTGGAGAGAAGAGTTTACTGGGGACTGGCAGGCTCAAACTTTTTTACATTATGTAGATAAGAATGGACAAAACAGAGAATGGGTTAAAGACAAAAGATTACTGTATGGTACACAATAATGAAATTTAAACAATACGAAAACGGATCTTGTGATATTGAATTTTCTGAAGAAGAAATACATATAATTAATCAAAATAAAAAAATTCATCTATCCGATGAGAGTTTGCGTCATTTTGGAAATATGTTAGTTAGAATTGTTTCTGATTGGCAGTTAAGATTTAATGAAAAAACATCTAATCTAACATCCTTTGATGATTCAATTATAAAAGGTGAATGATAGATCATAGTTTTGTAACTTTAATAAAAGAATACGAAATCCTACCTAATAATACATTTATAGATTATATTAAAAGTTTTAATCTAAAAGACAAAGCAGAAAATATTAATAATTATTCTGATAAAGAAGATAGATTGCCAGATTTAAAAAAAAATGTTTCTAGTGCAATTAAAGATATACTTAATGAACATAGATGTATATTAACTGATGTATGGATACAAAAATATAAATTAAATAGTTATCATTCTATGCACGTACATGGAAATGGTAATATTTTTTCTTTTGTATGGTTTATAGACTGCACCGAAACGTCCTCCGAAATAATTTTTCATAATCAAGGGTATCCATACGTATTTACTAATACGTTAAGGATAAAACCAAAAATTGGAAAAATTATTTTTTTTGATGGGAGCATTCCTCATTACGTACCTCCTAATAAAGATACCAGTAGGCTTATAATAAGTGGTAATTGCGATAAATTGTAAATAAGGTTTTATTAAAATTACACATAAATTCTGAGTGTTTAAATTAATTAATATGTAGGTTATAATCTTTATATGCCATTAAGTTTAATAAATATAAGACCAGGCTTTAATAAACAAATAACTGATACAGCTGCTGAAGGGCAATATGTAGACGGTGATTTTGTACGTTTTCGTTATGGATTACCAGAAAAAATAGGGGGATGGTCAAAACTTACTTCTAAAACTATAGCTGGAGTGGCTAGAGCACAGCATCAGTGGACAGATTTAGATGGCAGAAAATACGTGGTCATTGGAAGTCAAAAAGGACTTTATATTTATTATGAAAGTGCTTTCTATGATATCACACCATTAGAAACTGCTCAAACAGGAGGAACCTTTGATACTACTACAGGATCTCCTATTGTTACTATAAATTTAAATGGTCATAACATGACCGCTGGTGATTTATTTACCTTTACCTCTGTGACTCCACCAACAGGTGCTGGATATACTGCAGGAAATTTTCAAGATCAAACTTTTGAAGTTACTAGTGCTACTATTAATACTTTTACTGTAACTATGTCTACGAATGCTACTGCTGACAATACAGCGGATGGATCATGTACTATTAATAGATATATTCAAATTGGTCCTATCGGACAAACTTATGGATACGGATTTGGTACAGGAGGATATGGAGGAGCCTCTGGTTTAACTACTACTTTAAATGGTGCTATTAACAACAGTGTCACCACTATTACATTATCGAGCGCAACTGGTTTTCCTACATCAGGAACTATAAAAATAGACAATGAATTAATTACATACACAGGAATATCTAGTAACGATTTAACTGGATGTACAAGAGGAGTGAATGGAACTTCTGCGGCATCTCATTTAGATAGTGCTGGAGTAGAAGCATATACTGCTTGGGGAGCGGCATCGTTATCTTCCTCTATTACTTTAGATCCAGCAGATTGGTCTTTAGATAATTACGGACAAATATTAACAGCAACTGTTTTAAATGGTAGAACATTTACTTGGCAACCATTAAATTATTCCGCTTCAGCTTTGCAAACAAGAGCAACTATTATGGCAGGAGCACCTACTAAAACAGCTGTTACTATTGTTTCCGATCAAGATAGACATTTTATTCATTTAGGTACAGAAACAACTATTGGATCTGTTAATACTTTTGATCCAATGTTTATTAGATTTTCAGATCAAGAAAACTATAATGAATATCAACCAACCTCTGTTAATACAGCAGGTACATTTAGAATTGATGATGGCACAGAAATCGTAGGAGCAGTAAAAGCAAAAGATTATATCTTAGTGTTAACAGATACAGCTGCTTATGCTATGCAATTCATAGGAGCACCTTATACCTTTAGTATTAGAAAAGTAGGATCTAATTGTGGTTTAGTTGGTCCTCATGCTCTTCAATATGTAGACGGTGTTGTTTATTGGATGGATGATAATGGAGGATTTAATGCATACAATGGAACTGTTCAAAAAATTCCATGCATGGTAGAGGACTTTGTATTTACTACTAACAATCCTACTGATTTAGGAATTAATTATAATGCTGGTAAACTAGTATACGCAGGTCATAATTCATTATTTAGTGAAATTAATTGGTTTTATCCTTCTAGTTCATCTAGCACTATCAATAGATGTGTGACTTATAATTATTCTGATAAAGTTTGGTATACCAGTTCATTAACAAGAACTACTTATTACGATGCTCATTTATATGATAATCCGTATGCGACTTCTTTTAATGCTAGCGGCACTCCAAGTTTCCCTACCATACAAGGAGTTACTAATATTAATGGTGCCTCTACGTTATGGGCACACGAAGTAGGAGTAGATCAATTAGCAGACGGAACCACTACAGCCATACAGTCTTACATTGAGTCAGGAGATTTCCAATTACATCAAGATGGAGATGGAGAAACATTTACTAAGATAAGAAGATTTATTCCAGACTTCCAAAGATTAGATGGAACTGCAACGATTACTATTTTATTAAAAGATTATCCTACAGATACCGCAGTATCTTCTTCGTTAGGTCCATTTTCTATAACTTCATCTACTCAAAAAGTAGATACGAGAGCAAGAGGCAGAGCCGCTAGTTTAAAAATATCTAATACGTCTACAGGTCAAAGTTGGAGATACGGAACTTTTAGAGCGGATGTACAACCAGACGGAAGAAGATAATGGCAAAAATAACTGCATTTATACCAGAGCCAAGTGTTGATCATAATTATAATAATGAACAACAAAAGTTACAGGCATTAGAAACAATAAAAAATCAATTAAATACTTCTTTTCAAGAAGATTTAAAACAAGAAGTGGAAAGAATGAATTGGTTTTTAGCTGGGAGTAAATGCTAATGTCTTGTAATAATGTCAATGTAGAACCAGTAGTGATTGGCGGTGGAGATGGATCTACTGCTTATGATGCATTTGGAAGATTAAGAGTATCAAATCCATTAACCATATTTGATTCTAAAAACGTAATGTCAAAGAATAATCTCTTTGATGAAGCATTAACAGGATCTGGTGGAGTCACTTATACAGCAAATAAATCTACGGTTAATTTAAATGTAACAGAAGTATCAGGCGATAAAGTTATAAGGCAATCAAAAAGAGTTATGTCTTATCAACCAGGTAAGTCATTATTGAATTTAAATACATTTGTAATGAATACTTTAACAGCTAATCTTAAACAAAAGATTGGTATGTTTGATGCTAACAATGGGATATTCTTTTATGCAGATGGTACTACATTAAAAATAGTTAGACGTACTTATGTAACAGGTTCACCAGCTGATACTGAAATATCACAATCTGCTTGGAATGGAGATAAGTTAAATGGCACAGGTGCATCAGGTTATACATTAAATCCAACATTAGCTACAATTATGTTTATGGACTTTGAATGGTTAGGTATGGGAAGTGTTAGAGTTGGTTTTGTAATAGATGGTAAATTCATAACTGCACATACATTTTATAATGCAAACAGTTTATCTACTGTTTATATGCAAACAGCAAACTTACCAATAAGATATGAAATTGAAACAGCTGCAACCTTAGCTGCAGGTACCTATACCTTACAACAAGTTTGTTCTACAACTATGTCTGAAGGTGGTTATGCTCCAGAAGGTATAAGGCAAATGATTGGGACTTCTCAAATTAATGCTGGTGTGAATTTAACTACAACAAATACTTATTATAATCTTGCGACCATTAGAATTAAATCAGGAAGACCTTATGCTGTTATTGTTCCTTCTGGATTAGATGTACTTAATATCTCAAACAATGATTTTGAATTTGGTTTATTTGTAAACGCAACCCCATCTTCAGCATTTTCTTATACAAGTTTTTCTGATAACGTAGAATATGATTTAACTACGGTTGATCTAACTGCAACGGGAACAAGAATTGCAGGTGGTTATATGGGCGGTAAAACATCTCCTTTTTCTATTGGGGAGGGATTTGTTTTTGCAAATCAATTAGGACAAACAATAAGTGGAACATCTGATACTTTAACTTTAGGTGTAAGAACAGGAAGTGCAAATGGTGATGTTTCTGCTTTATTAAAATGGTATGATTTAACATAATGGCAAACTTTTATAAAAACGCATTCTATGATCCTAATACTACGGCAGCTGTAGTTGTTTACACAGCACCTGCTAATGCAAGAGCGATCATTCAAAATATACAAGTCACTAATGAAAGTGGTAGTAAGATATGTAAAGCAAGTATTGACGATGCCTCTACTTCTACTATTTATCAAATAGCTTACGCTTCTATTTCAGGGCCAACTATTTGTAATTTAGCAAAAGGAACTATTATATTACAGGAAAATGATTCGCTGTTACTTGAAACTAATGACACAACTGCTATAAGTGCAGTATGTTCTATATTAGAAATATCTAGAGAAGATCAAAATGGCTAAAAAAGCAACTGGCTTTGGTGTTAATAACTTTATTAAATCTAGGAGAAGAAAACGTCCAGGTAGGCATTCTAAACAACATAAAGGTAGAAAAAAAGGTGGACGAGGACAAGGATATCCAATATAGACAATTACATGTCAAACTTTTTTACTAAAGAAATACAAACAACAATTAAAAAAGAAGTTGTTTATTTAGAAGGCGTCATAGACATTGATGCAGATTATTTTATTCAACAAATTGAAAAAGGAATAGTTAATTCAACAAATAATTATTTAACGAATGTTAAAGGATTTATGACTTCATGGGATTATTTTTTAAATGACGGAAAATTTAGAGAAGTTTTTATTAATCTAATAAATAACTTAGAATATAATTCTTGTCTAAATACATCGCTTAAAAATGAATGGAGTTTAAAACATTGTTGGGGAATAAAAGAAGTAAAAGGCAATTTTACGACTAAGCACGACCACTTACCTAGTACGCTTTCTGGAATTATATATTTAAACAAATCAAAACAAGAATTAATTTTTGATGAGATAAATTTAAAAGTAACTCCAGAAAAAGGAAAATTTGCTGTATTTTCATCAATATTGCAACATTATACAGAAAGAAATTTAGATGATATACCAAAATACGCAATATCCTTTAATGTATATATCTAACAATCATTTTAAGGAATAGCACTTCTTTTTGATGACAAATTTAAAATTTTCCTATATATTCATTAAAATGTTTTACATTTGGCATACATTACTAATAGCCTTGTTTATAACTATAGGATTTGTATTAGGTTATAAATTAGGAAATAAAAAAACAACTATAGAAGAACAACCTAAAGGAAAATGTCCTTTTGGGTTTGATCAGGAGAAATAATGGAAATAATTAAAATACCAGCAGAAGCAAAAGAAATTGTAAAGAATAAAAGAACTGGAAAAGTTTATGCTGACAAAGCAGAGTTTGA